GGCAGCGATTCCCATTAACTGATCATTTACTAATTTACCTACTTCCCATAAACGAACACCTGCTGCTTCTTCACCACGAACGATTACTGGAGCAAAATAACGTGTTTTAGGAGAAATTTTATTTGCTAATTGCCAATCATCTTTATCAGCTGATTTACGTAATTTTTTAGCAAAATCTGTAATTGGATCTTCTTCACCCCAATTAGACAAAGCCAAAATTGGTCCCTTAGAGAATCCATAGTGCATTTGCACTTCTCTTAATGGCCATTCTTTTCTAAATTTGTTTGGGAGGATACGAATCTGGTATTTACCTGCTTTAGGTTTCCAGAAAATCTTAGTGTAGTCGATTTTTTCACGACCTGCGCCTTTGTTGGCGTTTGCTTCAAGCTTTTGCTTGACAAAACTTAAGTCCATGTTGTTATGTTTTAATTGTACGGTGTTCTATGAACACAAAATATATAGTGAATCTATGATTCTAATTTTTGACTTCCAAATTATTTGCCGAAGTCTATTATTTTATGAATTGCAGTATCTAACTTACGTAGATTAGGACCATCAGTAAGTAATATGCAATTTTTATATTGGTTCCAATCAACCATGTAATTTTTATCTAAATAACCATTATTTAATGATTTAATTAGAGTATTTAATGCGTTGATTGTATATAATGAGTTAGTTTCTTTTTTGCGGTGTAATAAAATAGTGTTAGCCATCGGCGTCTCTGTTGAGTTGCCCGAGTCTATATTGTAAGTACACATTAATTCATCGCTCTGTGGAGATTCTAGTATGAATATCTTATTAAATAAGATTGCGTAACGGCGATTGATAGTGCTTACTGTAGCTTCCAGATCCGCTGGGGAGGTGAATGTACAGAATAATTTGTTCAAGTCTGTGTCGTTTGTTTGTTCCATAATAAATATTTATAGTTTCTCCAAACCGTGATATGTTTTACCTTGTTTAACACTTACAGGATATCCTACCATATTTATTATTTCTTGGATTAATCCTTTATCTTCGTTACTGTAGTCAAACAAAAATGCATCATAAGTATACAGTACTAATTTTGTTTTTTTACCTTCTAACCAACTAAGTACTAATTCTAATATTTGAACATTAGTTGATGTTTCTTTACTTTGAACGATATAGTTAAATAATTTATTTTTACTAATACTAGCGTCAGGCATAAATATTTTATTCTCAGTAACATATCTACCTCCATACTGGAATGTATCCCATATATCATCTGTATACATTAGTACCTTATCAAAGAATGGTTTACCCTGATATTCAGACCAAACACCACCATATAATTGCTTAAATGTTAATTCTTTGGCTTCTTGTTGTGATACACCTAATATTTCACCAAGATATTCATATGTGTTTCTATCTTTAGGAAAATCAAATCCAATCATTTCACCAATTAATCGTGGATGGTACCCCTGAAAATCCAGTTCAATAAATTTGTCATTTTCAGCAATATAACATGTGCGTTCACCATTATCTTTATTCAATGCGGCGAAGTTTGTACCATTAAATGTATTTGAAGGACGGGACGTGGTAGTATATAAATTGTATTGTGTGTAAATTTTCCCGCGATTTAAATTAAATTCAGGATGGGTTAACTTCTCGCGGTAGTGTTCAATAAAGCATTTTTTATCGACCTTTATGCCGTTTTTTTCAATATTATAAAATATGTCTGCCGTACGAAAGTTTTGAAATGCAAATGCTTCGTTAGCCAATGTGTATTTTTTGATAATAGGTAAAGCCGCGTTGAATATCGCCTCGCTTTCTTCGTAATGTTTACTAATTGGGATTAAACAGTTAACGTTAGATAACGCATTGTGCTTGCTATAGTAGTAGCTAATGCACGCGTTATCTAACACTGTCGTTAAGTCAACGAATTCTAACAGGTTTGCGTCGAATAATTTATTTGGATTATAATACCAATGTAATGCTTCTTTTTTATTTAATACCCATATTTTATCTAATGTATCTAACCAATTAAATACTTCATCTTTAGATAATGAAAGTGATTCGTTATGATTTAAACACAATATATACCCCTTCTTACCATCAAGCGGTCTAACATAGACTAAACTTAATTCAGTAAGTGCAGGATGAAAATTGTCATTAAAAGGAATGAACCTAACAAAGCAATTCTCAAATGATAATTGTAATAGTTGAGATGATTTCTCAATAATATAAAACATAACCTTTTTTTATTACACTAAATATAAGACCAAAAGTTTGACTTTCAAACTTTAAACTGTAGCTTGTTCAGCCTCTAGACCTAAAAATACTTTTAAACCAGGCATTTTCTTTTCTGCTGCTCTCAATTCATCATCATTTAATTCAGGTTTTAATCCCTCAATTCTAGTTTCAGTAACAAACGCTGTTACATAAATAATTGGTGGTGTGTTTTTAAGCCTGTTATATTCATTTTCGTTAATTTCAGCAAATTTAAATTCTTCCGGTTTTGACTTAATTTTTTTTCTATAAAAATATCTTTTAACCTCAACTGGTGTTGATGATCTTTGAACATCATCAGCATTTGTTTGTAATACTTCATTTTCTTCAGCAACATTTACAGTTGATGGGGGAACAAGACCTTGTTGGTTTGCGGCCTGTATAGAAGCAAGTGCTTGAGATTTAGTAGGTCTATTAGATACTGATGTAACGTTAAGTCCTGCTTTAGCGCCTGCTAAAACATTATATAAAAAACTATTTGGGTTATCTATTGGTTTTTGTTTTACAGATAATAATCTATCTGCTTCAACATTAGGGTTATATTCCTTACCCGTATAATATATTCCATTTAATTTATAGAAAGGCCCTATATAAAAATTTCCTGATTTCTCGTAGACATACTCTTTGCCTGCTGTGTTTCCATATGATATTTTACTTTTTGGCGGTCTCATTATTATACTGGTTTAGAAAATACTAATGCTTCTTTTGTTCTTCTGGTTACTAATCCTGGAATTACAACACCCTTAGATGTAACAGGACCTTCTTTTATTAATGCAGCCGTTGTTGCAAAATCTTTTGATTTAATAGAGCTAACTAATTTATTTATATTACCTACATTATAAGCATAACTAATAAGAGCTGCTCTTTGATTATCATTTAAAGAATCAAATGTAGCTTTACCTAAAGATTTAATCACACGGTTTGGACCATAATCATTCTCTATTAAATATATTAAAGTATCTTTAGCTTCTGCTCGAGTAAAGGTTGTTGATGCTACTACCTGTTGTGGTTTTCCATTTACTAATTTTTTATCAGAACCATATCCTCCTCTAAGAGTACCAGCATCTGGTTTTGCAACTGGTTCAAACCCTTCCCATATAGTTATCACTTGGAAAGCACGATTTTTCCAATCACCCGATAAAGATGGTATATCTCCTGCTCCGGGTTGTGGTGTAGTTATAACAAAGTTATATTGTCCTTCAGTAAGTAAATCATTAAATGTACTTGTTATTTCACCAGATGAATCTGTTGTTACTATATTTTGAGCATCAATAGTAGTGGTCCAATCACCATTTGCAACTTTATGACTTATACCTATTATTGTTTGAATTAATTTACCACCTGTACTGTCACTACCATATCCTTTAGGTAATAAATCTGGTGGTATTTTAAATAAATGCCCAATTACTAAACCCCCAATGCCATCCATTGTAAGAGATATTTGTATAGGTATAATTGAGCGACCATTAGTATTTGTTTTTACAATAGTTGAAAAATATGTTATAAGATCTTTTAAAGCAGATTTATATTCAGATGCTTTACTTTGATCATGTATTGCAGGAGTAGCATCAGATTCTTCAGCATTACCTGTTACTGTAGGAGGAAAGAAAAATTCTTTAATTCTATTAATACTATTTTTTAATTTTTCATATTGTGCTGCAGCTGTATCTGTTGTTGGGGTAGTTGTAGAAGAAGGTGGGTCATACTTTCCACCAATAACTCTATCGTATAGGTTGTTATTAAAATCAAGTAAAGTACTTGCTGCTGTTCCTTGAGCACTAGTTGCTTTTACTTGAGCACCTATAGATATCATAGCTGCTTGTTCTGGGAATATTTTAGATTGTAAGTTATATGATCTTACTGTTCCTGAGAGATTTTGAGCTTCAATTTGATATGCTGATTTATAAGCATCTGTTTTTGACATTACATCTACATAGTTAAGATCAATAATTCTAGCTACGTTGTCTATAGGATCAACATGAATTTCAAAGTTATTAACGCCACCAATAGATGCTTGTACTTCTTTTAACATTTGTTTTAAGTAATCAAACAATTTTAACTCTTGATCTTTAGTTTGTAAACCAGATTCAACAGATAATCTATATAAAAAGTCAACATTAAGATATATATTTTCTATAATACCAGTTTCTTTTTCATTTTCAAACGAATACCCTCCAGTTGCAAGTTCAGTTAAGTACTCTACTCCAAATGGATTCCCTCCAGTTGCTGCTGCATTTTTTATAGCTTCCTCTCTTGCTTTTTTCTCTTTTTCTTCAGTTTCTGCTGCTGTAAAATTAACTAATGTAAATAAATTTCTATAGGTATCAGTATCTTCTCCAATTTTATCAACGTTATCGTCTATTTTCTGTAGGAGCTTTAATATAGCTTCATTTGTATAATTAGGATATTTCTTTTTAACAGCAAAGTAAAATGATCTAATAAAGTCTTTAGCATTTTGAAGAAGGTATCCTGGTTTGCCATACCCAATAGTATCTATTAATTTTTGACCTATTGGATCTTGTTCACTTGTTCCTTTAGTTTCAATTAATTTAAAAATTTCTTCTGCTTGTGCATCGTATTTTGTTGGAGCACCATTTGCTGATCCTTTTTCTATACCTTTAAAAGTTACACCTTTAGCCCATATTGGGTTAGTAATAAGACATACTGTTGGATCAATAGATACTTGTAAAGGATGAGCTAAACATAATAAAGGTTTACCATCGCCATTGTATGTATTTGATTTTGCTGATAATGTTATTAATGGGGTAGATGTTGTTTGGTCTTTTCCAGCATAAAGTAAAACATACTTATTTAATAAATCAATAAAAGATCCTAAAGTAATATATACTTGCATTCCTGCAGTAATAGTATTAGGTAATGGATTTGTTTGATATGGTAATTTATATAAATTATAGTCATATGTTTTAGGTAATTCAACAAAATTAGTGGCACTACCTGAAATTTGTAATTTAGGAAAAGCAGGTTGATTTAAGCTACTAGCATTAATGAATATTTCATGAAGTAATCCTGCTAATATATTTTTAGAATAAGATGCTGCTTCTGGAACTGTATTGTAAGGTAAAATACTAGCATCTTGAGTTACTAATCCAAGTAATCCTTTGTTTTTCATTATACTATCAACATCAAATGGAAGATAATTTATTTTTAAAGATTCCATTATCTCACCTATAGAAATAATTGTTGTTGAACAATCATATCCACCATCCATTCTAGCAGTCCAGTTATAATTTTTTACATAACCAAAAAGTGCATCATAATTGTGGTTTTGGTCTACAGATAATTGATATACTTCTGACCATATTTGTTCTCTAGTTTTATTACCACTAAAAAGACCGTCATAAAATTTAACGTCATTTTTAATTTTACCTTCTTTATTTAAATAAGGCGTCCACCCCCATTCTACCAATACAGTATAACCTGGACGCATGTATAATAATTCTAAATCTTCTAATTGTTGAAGATTATGGCATTTAAAGTTTACTACAACTTCTCTTAATGAGCCATATGCTGATTTAGATTTAATGTCTATTGATTCAATACCAGGCATTGGTTTAATACCTGCTGTACCTGCTTTACGAGTATCGCTATTGTATGATGTTAATGATGGAGAAAAATTACTATATGCTTTATCAGCACCTCCAACACCATATCTTAAATTACCATTAAGTAATACACCACCTTGTAAAACATATTGTTTAGCTAATGTATCTTTGCCACTAACGTTAACACTAGAGCTCATTCTAATCCAAGAGTTACGAGAATTAGAATATACTATAGCATCAGGTGTTCTAGCTTTAAGGGCTGCCTGTCTAGCATTTAGTTGCTCTTGAACTGTTTTTTGTAGTGTATTTCGAAATATTGACATAACATTATCTAGTTGTATTATATTGGTTATATAATGACAAAACTGAATTTATATTTGTAGGTATACGTAATTGTGTACCTGGTTCTGGGAATAATGAGCCTTTAGTAACGTTGTTATTAGCCATAGAAATTACCCACCATAAGGTACTATCACGATAATAAGAATAAGCTAGGGAATCAAGTCTATCTCCAATCGTAGTAATAACATAATCATCTGTTTCAGACAACGGTATGTTCGGATAGAACTTTGCTTTAAAGTATTGCTTACCGGATTTTGTTGTTTTTATTATTGGATTTTCGTAGCGACTCATAAATTATTTTATTGAAATTCTTCTGTTTTCTTATAGTCAGATTTTAAATAACCATTTACTGGGTTTGGTATATGACCAAAGAATCCAGCTGTATTAGATTCAGCTTCAGGAACTTGATATTCAGGAAGTTTATTATGAATAATAGTTAAACTAATATTAACTTTAAGATACATTGCTAATTGATTTCTACCATTAATAGCTTTAGTTATATCTTCGGAAGTTTGGTTTGCACTATTAAAACTACCATCTAAATCCCATGATGAATCATCTGGTATATCATAGCTAATACTATTTAGTATAGCGTATTCATTGTTTAAATAACCTCCTACTTTAGCTTTTAATAAAACACCACCTAATAAACCATTTTTATTATAAGCACCTGCTGTTGTTGAAGCTAATTGTCCTAATGCTCTATGTCTTTCAAGTAATTGTGTTCTATTAAAACAAGGTATATCTAAACTAAAAGATACACTGCGTTTAAATTTACTATATGTGTAATAGATTTCTGAGCGGCCAGCATAACTATAATCATTCCAAGTAGCATCAAAGTTATCTTTAAATCCTTTAATATATGCTGGAAATCTAAAATGGTATCCTGCTGATGGGTTGCCAAATGGATCTATTGCTTCAAATACTACAGTCATGATATCTGGATCGTATCTATCAAAATTTACAGTATTAATGTATTTTGCTATTGTTCGATCTTTTGTAGATAATGTTCTTCTACCATAATATTGATAAGTAGGACTTTCTCTATTTATACTAACTGGTTGAGTTGTAAAGTCTGTTTGGGTAATAGATGTTTTAATAGCATCTTTTAACAAATTATAGTTTCTAGTTGTAGGAGAGAAAGATGTACCATTTGCCCCAGATTGAGTTCCACTCTTATAATTAACTGCTGTTTTATCAATTTGAGATGGTTTTCTTGTTGGTGATTGAACAGCAATATTATTAACAGTGAAATTATTATCACCATCAGTTGGGTTAAAATACTGATTTGATACTCCTAATTCACCAGCATAGTTGATTGCTCCTCTTGCTGTTGGTTGTTGGTTATTGTAAGTATTAGAAGTAATATCAAAACGTCTAATAAGTGTTCTTCCTTGACCATAAATAGATCCAGGACCACCAGCATAATCATCAATTGTTAATTCAGATGGTTGTAATGCTTTAGTATTTAATCTTGTACCAAAAAGTGAATTAGCAATACCAAAAACAAAATTAAGACTATTTAAAAATTTACTTGGTGGTTCTACTACTTTAATTAATTTATTTTTTAAACTAACTAATCTATTATTATTACCATTGCCTTGGTTGTTATGTCTAACAACAGCAAAATATTTTGTATTATCATCTTGAACAGGTAAAGTACCATGTCTATTAAAGTGTTGTCCAAATGCATTAGCTCCTACTTGAGCTAACATATTAAGACCATTATTGTATAGACGAGTAGGGCCTGGAGCTAATTCATTAACGATATTAAAAGCTGTTGCTCCTAAATCTATTAATCCATTAAATATTCCAAACCCTGTATTACCAGTTCCATATTTTTTTACTTCAAGTCTAGGGTTAGTAAACTGTAGTTTTGCTTGACGTTGAATGAATAAAGTTCCTTTAGGTTTATCATTAAGGAATTTTCTAATTCTTTCTTTATCAATCAATGATGCTTTATCAGCAGTGGTCATACCACCTCTAATATAACCATCATCAGTACCTGTTGGGGTACGTCTTTCTGGTATAACAGAAGCTATATAAGGTTGACCGCTATTTCCACTATTGGGGCGGTCACTTCCATACTTAATCTTCTTTTGAGTAAAATTACCTAATCCACCACCATTCCTGTTATTATCTGGGTTACCATTATAATAAAAGAATTTAGGGTCATTATTTAATAACTTTACTAATTTCGATTGAGCCATTACTTCTTAGTTGGTAAGTTTTGTAGGTATGCTCCTTTTCCTGGTGTGTATTTGCCTTTTAAGTTGTCAAGCTTAGATGGTTGAGGTTTCATACCTTCACCACTAATTGTACGCCATTTAACGTTAGGTGAACCTGCATTTGAATACTGGTTGTGTAATGCGCCAGCAGGATCAACACCGAATGTTTGTGGGGTTTTGCCTTTTAAACCTAAAACGCTTTTTGCAAAATTTGATAAAATTCCCATGTGTTATTGTTTTGATATAAATATTTAAAAT